CCCGTACCGGTCTTCCCGGTACTCCAGGGCGGACACCGGCGTGTCGTCGTCCACCACCAGCGCCATGGTGTCCTCCGGCTTGTCCATCACCAGCCGCCCCAGCCGGTCGAACCGTGGCACCAGCCCGTTGTAATAGCACAAAAAGTCCTGCACCACGCTCCACTCGCTCACCCCGCTCTGCACCACCAGACCGCTCACCGGGCGCAGACTGCCGCCGCCCACTGTCTCGATGCCGTAGGGTGCCACATGGTTTGCCTTGATATCCGCCGCCGTGGCGGTCTGATATTCTGCGGGCAGCGCCTCATTGTCCAAAAGCAGCGCCGCCATCCCACGACCGGACAGCTCCAGCCGTCCCCCCTTGCTGTCAAACACGCAGGCGTACTCGTCCACCACCCCGGTGAACACCCGCTCCCCCTCGTGCTCGGCATAAAACCGGCAGGCGTCCGCCAGCACCAGCTCCTGTCCCATCTCCCACAGGCAGGTCAGCTCAAAGCTGTCGCAGGGCGTCCCGGTGCCGTATTGAAAAGTCCACTCTGTCACCGTGGGCAGCTGGATCTTTCTTCCGTCCCCTGTTTTCACCCAGCAGTCCATCAGCCCACCCTCACCTTCTGCCCCGGATAGATGAGGTTGGGGTTTTTGATCTGTGGGTTCCAGGCGATGACCGCCGAGAGCGTCACGCCGTATTTCTTGCTCAGCGCCCACAGCGTGTCCCCCCGCACCACCGTGTGGTACACCGCCGTCCCCGCCGACGACGTGGCAGCAGACGTCGCCAGCTTTGTCTCCGTGAGCTTGTCCGTCAGCCCGGAGCTCGCCTGCCAGAACTCAAAGGAGTATTTCACATAGTCGCTCCTTGGCTCCTGTTCCAGCTCCAGCCCCACAAACCACGCTGTGGTGGTCTTCCACACCGGATGCACCAGCACCCCTGGCGTGTCCTCGTCAAACAAACTGGCAAGCTCTTTAAACTGTTCGTAGGCATCGTCTCCCACGAACTCCCCCTCACCCTTGAGCACCCGTCTGGTCTGCCCCAGACTCTGAAGATAGTACCCTCCAAAGGGCACCTTGTAATTTGCCATCTTCCGCTCATAGGTCACTTCATACACCTTGGGGTTGTGTGGCCACACAAAAGTCTTAAACCGCATGGACGTTAAGTTCACCCAGCCATCCCCTCTCAGTACAATTCCATTCCGCCGTCATACCGGCGGCTGTCTCTGCGCACCGCTCTGTCCAGCTCATCTGCCGTCAGGCTGGGTGCGCCGGTGGTCACCCGCTCTGTGACCACCGTGCGCCCGGGCTGTCCCCCCGTCGCCCCCGTCAGGGTTCCTGCCCGCACCACTTGCCGATACAGCGCCTGGGCGCTCTGCCCCAGCTCTCGCCGGGTCAGCTCGTCCAGCTCCCCCGCCAGGCTCTCAGCTGTCTCCGCCGCCCCGGCGTCTTCCTTCCCACTGGAAAGACCCCCAGCGTCAGCTCCGCTCTCCCGGCGTTCCGCCTGTGAAGCCGCCCCAGCGTCTTCCCCAGACCAGTTCACCGCCCGGGCGACCTCGTCATACACCGTCTCCGTCTGTCTCTCCGTTTTCAGAAGGCTCACATCAGAAACGCCGTCCTGCTCCCCCAGTCTCCCCGCGCTCTCTTCTGTCTCCTGCGTCTGCTTTGCCGACCTCTGCTCATCCGTCGCCGTCTCCCCAGCCTGCCGCAGCCGCGAAAGCTCATCCTCCTCCGCTCTCGCGGGGTCGTCCGCCTGGCTTTCCGGCTCTGGCTCCGCCGCCGTCTCCGTGGGCAAAGCCTCATCTGCCCGACCAGCCGTCTCCGAGGACTTGTCTTCTCCCTGGTCCTGACCGCTCCGATCCTGCCGCGCCTTCTCTCCCCGGCTCGAAGCAGTGGGCACTTCCAGCCAGTCCAACAGGTCTGACTCACCCTCCTCCGGCGAGAACTGCTCCAGCAGCACCTCCAGCTCGTCCGTCATCCCCTGGCTCCCTTCATCGCCTCAAACCGCTTGAGGTCAAACCCTTTATTCTGCCCGCACTGGTCCAGCGGCACCCCGCACACCGGACAGGTCTCCCGCTCCGCCTGTGCCCGGCAGGAGGGACACAGCCGGTCCAGCTCCTCCTGCCCATCCAGCAGCAGGTTGAGGGCGCACCACAGATAGTCCCGGTCGGTCATGTCTTTGGCGCGCTGTTCCGTTGGCAGCGCCTGAAATTGGTGGAGCACGCGCCATTTAAGGCGCTCATAAGGCGCGTGCTCCAGGCTTTTTTTAGCGGCTGTGCCGCCTCCTCGCCCTCTTGCGCCGATGGATTGCAGTTCCGGTTAAACTCCGCCCACACCGAGGCAAGCCGCCCGATCTCCTCCACCCGCATTCCCTCCAGCACCGCCTTGCCGGAGGGATACACCGGCGCTCCGTCCCGTTCCAGCGCCCGGGCGATCAGACACGCGTTGGAGCACAGCGCCCGCTCCCGCTCGTCCCCCTGACTCAGCGTCTCCGCCTCCCGCCGGGCTTGAAGCACCTCCATCGCCGTCAGCAGACGCAGGGTCTCCCCGTCTTCCCAGTCCACAGCGGACGCGCCGCCCCAAATATCCAGTGTCCGTTCCACGCCGCTTCCTCCTTACGATGCCACTTCGATGCGGTGGCGGGCGATCACAGTGAGCTTTTCCGCCACCATGTCCCCCAGCTGCGCCGTCTCCTGAATGCTGCTCCAATTGCACTGGGAGTAGATGACCTTCCGGTCCGGCTTGCAGATGACCAAGGAAAAGTCCTTCATGTCATAGAAGTTCAGCCCGTCGGCAACCGCCTCGTCGGTGGCGTACAGCCTCGTCAGCTCGATGACGTGGCTCTGAGGGCCCTGGATGGTGGCAACCGGCTCGTCCTCGCCAAATGCCTCCACCGCCGTGCTGCTCCGGGTCGCCTTGCAGCTGTAGCTCTGCACCACCGCCACCTTTTTGCCGTCCAGCTCCAAATAGATATCGTTGCTGGTGGGAAATCCAGTCACACTTACGCTCATGCTTTTTCCTCCTTAAACCGTGATGTGGGCGCTCAGCCAGATCTGGTTCAGCCCGTGGGCGACGGTGAAGGAAAACTCCACCAGACACACGCTGGGGTCGTCCTCCAGCGCCGTCACCGTCACGTCCTCATAGCTGTCGATGATCTCCTTGGACACCCGGCTCTCCAGCTCCACAATGACCTGGGACAAGATCGCTCCTCTGGTCTGCGCCGTGTTCTTCGCCCGGCTGAATTTCGCCCGGAGCGCCTGCCGGATGCCGGGCACCACCTCGTCCACCACCAAAATGGTGGTCAGCTCCCGCCAAGTAGCGTCCGGCGTGTTCCCCGTGGTCGTTCGGGTGGTCACCCCCCGCACCACGCTGATCTCCCCTGCCAGGCTCTCCAGGGCAGTGACGCCGCCTCGCACCAAAGTGTCCAGCTCATTGTCGCTGTACCGGTAGTCCAGCCCCGTGAGACCTTCCAGCACCGCGCCGCCCAGGGGCATGGCGGGGTCGCTCTGTCCGGCGATGAGTCCAGCCACTGCCGCCGCGCACAGTCCGCCGCCCAGGGTCTCGCCGCCGCTGTCCAGGCACCCGGGCGCTGCCAGCACCACTCGCTCGCAGTTGAGCCCCGCCGCCCGCTCCACCAACTGGGCGACCGTCTCTCCCGAACCGCCGCCCACCACGGCGATCCGCTCCTGCCGCGCCTGGGCGCTGGTCTTGACGCTGTCCCGCAGCGCCTGCTGAACAGTCAACTCGTCGCTGTCGCAGCACACCACCGCCACGTCCTCCAGCGCCTCCACCGTCTGGATGGCAGCGGCATAGTCCTCCCCGGCGGGCACGCCGTATACCGCCCCTGCCCCGTTTTTCAGCGCCAGCCTTGCCATCTCCGCCAGGTCTCCCTCGCCGCAGTCGCTCGCCGCCTGGGCATAGCTGTACCAGAGATAGCTTTTCGTGCCGTCTCCGCCCTCCATGGCGGCAATGACCGCCACCGTCTTGCCCCCCGTCCGTGCCGCGGTGATGGAGGATGCCTCATAGACCGAGTACACCCCCGGTCGCTCATGACTTGTAACCACGCTCATACTGTCGTTCTCCCTTTCACTCTAAAGTCTATCAATTCGCCGCTCTCGTCCGCCTCTGCCACCAGCCAAGCCTGGCATCGGCAAGAGACCGGCAGCCGATACATCCCGCTCTCGTCCAGAAACCCGATCTCTCCGCTGTCGATCTCCCGGACAGACAGTCCAGCCACTCCTTCCGCCATCAGCGCCTCCGCCATCTTGTCCAGGGTCTGGCGGCACGCCTGCTCGCCCCCGTCTCTGGGCGCATAAATATCCAGCGCCAAGGTCAGCTCCACTGCCCGACCGTACAGCTCCGCGTCCTTCCCCGTGTCCGGGTCGTGCCGCATCCCCAGGTAATCCTTGAATCCCCCCGGTGCGCACGCCACCTTCGATAGATACACCGCCGCCACCGGCTGGCTCCACCGTTTCCGTCCCTCTGGCTG